CGCGCCTCTTCAATCTTTTCGAAGTAGCCGACGTGCTCCCACCACTCAGTATGAAACCAAAGAAACACTTTGGTGCGACGGCGGCGTTCAAGAACGAACTTGAGCGTGGTGAGCCCAGATAGCTCAATTCTGAACCTCATCCCAGGTCCCTCACATCCGCCCACAGCTGGTCAGCTACGCGCACATGGCGCACAAAGGCATCCATATCCTTACGGCGATACGCCTTCACGGCCTGCAAACCATGCCAGTCGGCAGCGTTAGAAAGGTGAGTCGTCGTCACCCGGGCTCTCATCAAAGTCGATTGGTCCTGCAAGTTCATAGTGTCCTCTCTTTACATTCCATTTGAGCCTGTCCGCCTTGCCGGTCTCGCCGGTAATGCGGCACTTGAGCGAACGCATCAGTGCGAAGAGCTTCTTGTCCTTGTCTTGTTGATCCCGCTCGACGCCAAGAACGTTGAACGAAAGCTGTTCAATGCTCGCGGAGCCGCGCATATCGTTGAGACTAATGGGTTCGCCCTCGTTGTAGTTCTTGCCGCGCTTCAGATGCACAACGGCAATCACACCCACGCCCGTCTCCTTGACGAAGCTAGCTAGCTTGGTCATCAGGACGTCGATGTCCTTGCGCTCGTCGTTGCTCTCCAGCCCCGAGTGAACGATGCTGATGTGGTCGAGCACGATGAACTGGCAGCCGCTCGCGGCCATGAAGCGCATCATGGTAATGAGGCGGTCGGACTCCAAGCTGCCGAAGTGGTCGTAGAACAGCATGTTGTCCCACACCACGGCAGCGAGCGCCGCGTCCCAGTCCTTGTCACTAACGGTGTCTGGGTTAGCTAGGACGGTCTTTAGGGGAATACCCTGATGACGTGCGACGTAAGCGGACACACTGGTATCGTTGTCTTCCTCAAGGTAGATGTTTCCAATCTTGAGGCCGTGTTCGGTGCGCATGTGGTAGGCGATGTCGCGAGCAATGGTGGTCTTGCCGATGCCGCTTCCAGCGCAGATTGTCGTGACTTCTGCAACTCGGAGTCCCATCCACATATCGTTGAGTTGGGGCCACGGTAGAGAGTAGCCAGCTCGACGATTTCGCTTGAGCCGTTCTTTTGTAAAGTCACGGCCTTCCCGTATGCCATCAGGTCGGTAAGGTTGGGCATCGTAGTAGGCTCGAATAAGAGACTGAGGTCCGTGTTTGAGCAGGGCGTCGTTGGCATCTTTGCAATCCTCGGGTAGCCGAATGATCTTGACCTTGCCCACCGGCAATAGCTGGCAGGCCAACTCCAACGCCTTCTGCCCGGGCTCGTCGCTATCGAAGCTCAGATAGATAGTGTTGAAGGCGCACAACTGCTCGTAATGCTTCAGTATCGCTTTCTTGACTGACCCCGTACCGTTGGGCAAGGAGCCTACAGGATACTTCAGTCCCCAAGCTTGCCAGTAGCTCAAGCAATCTATCTCGCCCTCGGTCAATATCACAGAGCGGCCGGTAGCTGGCCAAAGCCATGATAAGTAGATCGGCGGGTCCTTCTTGCATTCCCCCTGCCATGAGAACTCCTTGTCCTGTGTTCGTGTCTTCTGTCCGATCAGCTTGCCGCTCTTGTCCCGCACATTCATGATGTGCAGCTTGGCTAGCTTGTCGTACTGGTAGCCTGCCTTCCTAAGGGTCTCTTCATCGAGCCCTCTTGATTTCATCGCTAGGTATTCGCCACGGAGCCACTCACTGCTGACAGGCTCGTCTACTGCATCACCCTTGAACGTTTTCTCGCAGGCGAAGCAGTAGAACGAACCGTCGTCGTATGACCCTCTGGCGTCTGAGGACCCACACTCGGGGCATGGGCCGTTAGACATCCAGTTAGCCATTAGAACTCCGTCTTTCCGTCCCAGCGGAGGATGCGCCAACCGCTCGGGATGTAGTGAGTGACGCCTGCGCTATCGAGAACCCGGTGGCTGTCGCCCTCAGGCTTCGATTTGATCCAAAGCGTCACCGGTTTCTGAACGCGATAAACGTAGCCATCGGTGTAGACGTACTCGCGCCACACCTCAGTGCCTTCCAGTTTGATCGGGTCCATTAGCTAGGCGGCCAGCGTGTAGCGGCTGTACTTGTGACCGGCGTTGTCCACGCGCACTTCGGTCTGCACTTCAAAGCCCTTGCGGCGCAGCTTGAGCACAACGTCGGACAGGCGGCTGATGTTGTAAACGACCAGCGCCTCCATGTTGCTGATGCCCCTCGGGTCGCGCGACAGGTGACCAAGGATGGTCTTCTGCTGCGGGCTGAGGCTCATAGCGCGGGTGAATTGGGCGTGCGTCATAGTATTCCCCATTGTTGGGCCATCGCGTCTGCGATGCCGGTGTAAGTTTTGCTTCGGAGTTTCCAGCGGTCTGCGCTGGGAGGTAGTTTGTTCTGTCCGCTGTCAGTCTGGTTGCCCCAGCGGGGCTTACCGTTGACTATCCGGGGCTCCACGTAGGGCCCGGTGTCCCGCAGCAGCGGCAGACCTTTCAGCCACAGGCACGTCTTCTTGCTTGCGTCGTGCCCGAAATTGTATGGCTGAATGATCTGATCGGGCTTCCTGATGCGGGAGCTGATGCAGCTAACGGGGTTCTCTAGGGCGATCCTCGGTATCGAGGCGTCCAGTAGAAGGCGCACGAACTCCAGCGCCTCATCGGTCAACTCTGCGCGTTCAGGATTTCGCTTGTTCCAGTGCAGCCCGCTTACCGTCAGGTAGGTGCAAGGCGGGTGGGCTATCAGCAGGTCCCAGCTTTTTTAAGGATATCCCTCACGTCCCCTTGGTAGTGGGGCCCAGGAATATCCGTAGGTAACAGGTCGCACGATATGGCGTCGTGCCCGCGCGAGATGAAAGCGTCACGAACTGTGCCGCTGTACTCGCACGCCACCAACACCCTCATTTCTTCTTCCTCTTCCGTTGCTGCTGTTTGATTTCGGTGATCCAGCTCTCAGGGACAGTCCCTTTGTCAGCGAACTTGAAGCCGTGGGTGGTTGCCCAGTCGGCGTTGCTGGTTGGAGAGCCGGGATAGATTTTGGTACTTGCGCGCTCGTAAACGACGCGAATATCGAGGTGCGGGTGTTGCTCTTTGAGAAGCAGCATCTTCTGCCGCTGCTCTGCGGAGGCTTGTTTGATGCCTCCGAACTTCCCGCCGCCCCAATGGCCTTTGCCTTCGATGAGAATGTTCGTACCTGGGATCGGGAAATCCGGCAGGTACTTCGCCTCGCGGGCGGGGATCGTGTACGGGATTTTGACGCTCTCGTACTCGTACTCCACGCCCGCTTCTTCTAGCTGGTTAGCTATCTTCTCTTCGAGGCCTGACCGGTACCTACGCGCTAGCGCAGGCTTCTTGGTCAGAAGGCTTCCTCGTCGTCTTCGTCAACCGTGTCCGGGTCGAAGGGAGACGTGGGCTTCGCGGGCTCATTCGGAGCCACGTAGCCGCTGTCGTCTTCATCGAACGGGCTGACGCCGTTGCCCATACCGCGCTCCAGCTTGATCAGCTGAACAGCGTTGAGGTACAGCTTGATGCCGCCGCCAAGGCCCTCGTAGACGAAGGGCGAGACGTTGGTTTTCAGCTGCGAGCCGCCGCCGATAACAACATCCGCAGGGAGCGGCTTGTTCTTGGCGTCGTACAGTCCCGGCTTGTATTCCTCACCCGATGACACCATCAGAGTGATTTCGCCGGTCTTCTTGTCGGTCTTCCACGGCCAGTTCGTAACGGTCTTCAGGCCAGCGTCCTTAGCCAGCTTCTTGAGCCAGTTATCGACCTCGCGGTGGTCCTCGTCGGAGAACTTGAGCCGGGTATTCCAAGTGCGCTTCTCGGGTCCCGAAGGTTGGCCTTTCGCGTTCTTGGGTTGATAGACGTCCACCTTGTCCAGCTTGGGGAACACGGCGGTAGCTACTGGAAGTGTTTTAGTGATTTTAGCCATATAAGCTTTAGATACCTTTAGTAAGCTTTTTGCGCGAGCCACAGCGCATCTTCAAGGCCGTCAATCAGCGCCTTCACCTGCTCTGTGTTGAGCGTAACGGCTGCGAGCGCCTCGTCCTTGATGGTGACCATGATCATTTCAGGATCGTCCAGAGTAGTGCCCGGTCGCAGGTCGATCCTGACCCATGCTCCCGAGTTGTCGGTGACGTCAGCTACGTTCTTCATCGGCAGCCTTCTTCTTCACTAGTTCGAGCTTGCGCTTGGCGTCCCACCGCTGCCGCTTGTCTTGCACCTCAAGGGCAGCGTATGGGGTCGGCTTCGCAGCTAGTGCTTCCTGAGCCGCAAGCAGGGACCTCCGCGCATCAATGATGGGGTAGTCCCTGTCTGGGTTCTGCTGCATCACTCGCTGCCGAGAGCAATCGCGCGTTCGCAGAAGCTCGCGGTGGTCAGCGCGATGACGGCGGATGCCATCTGATCGCCCGGGTCGTCGCTGTTGTTCAGGTCGGCAACGATAGCGGTCAGCAGGTCAACGGCGTCTGCGGCGATAGCTTCGAAAGAGTCGTTCTGCTTGTTCATGGTATTGGTTCCCTATGTGTAACTAATTAGGCAAAGGCATACTTCGCCCGTTTGACTTCGCTCAGGTCCAGCGTGCCTTTCACGGGAAGCGGCGGCAGTCGCCAGTGGTTTGCTTCCGTCAGATCGGCCCTTGCTGTCTCCTGACAGGAGGCTAGGACATCATGGTCTTGATACATCAACAAAAACTGCTCACGAATGATCTGATTGAACCGGTCAGCATGTGCCGGAAGGCAACCAAATGAGTCATGCACAGTCACCACGTCTGTGATCCCCTCGTCCGCGCACGCGCCCACGGTCAGCAACAAATGGGCCGCGTCCATCGAGTGGACGAAGTTAGGTGCAATCGCCCGCTGGCATTTCCCCTTCTTAATCTCAGGGTCCGTGCCGGTGGCGACGGCTACACTGATACGCTTGTTGTGCAGCCACAGCTGCAGCTCTTTAGTCTGGACGTCGTGGTAGCGGTTGACGCACGGCAGACCGGCCGGTGTCACCCAACGCACAGGCTTGCCCTCGTGGGCCAGCGCCTTAGCTAGCTCCTTCAGGTAACCCATCGCCTCCGCAGGTTTCTTCACCACAGCCGTGATGGCCCCATAGGCCACATGGCCCATGTAGCGCGCGGCTGCCGACTGTTCCTTGAGGGAGCCGAAGTGATGCGGCGTCTTGCTGCGGATGGCGTCGGCCTGCAGCGGTATCATCAGGTCCTCGTACTGTTGATCCCCCATGCCGCTGCCCTCACTGGAGTAGCAAAACGTCATGCAGTTCCTCTTCAGTAGCTTCCTGTCGATCCCGTTGCCGCCTTTGTAGCTAAGGAACAGGTTGGCGTTGAGCCGCTTCTTTTCGTCCTGGGCCTTTGCGTCAGCCTCGATGATCTTGCGGGCCTCTTCAGCTACGATGGCGTAGATGTCGCTGGGCACCGCGTTGTCCGTGAGGTTGACCAACGCTCCCTCAGTCGCGCCCATTGCGGCGCTTAGATGCTGTAAACCGGAGCAGCTGCCGTCGAAACTCACTGGAACATGGCATTGGTAGGTTGGGCCAACACTCATAGCAGAGACAAGCTCCTTGCAGGCCGCGAGAAACATTAGCGGGCTGTCGGCCTTCAGAAAACTGACGGCAGAAGTCGCACTGGTCCGTATTGGGTCGGCCACATGCTCCGCAATCGCCTCGATATTCTCGTTCACCCATTGTACCCTCTCGTCCATTGGCTTCTTGTCGAGTCCGATCCCGTCGGGTCCCTTCTGGGCCCAACAGTTAGCTACGTGTACTTGTAACCAATATGTACCCTTTTCGGTAATCGGCGCGCCGTTCTTGAACAGGAACAACGCCCGCACATGGTCGCCCCGCTGGAAATGAAAGCGCGGCAACGGATATACGCGGCCCCGGAAGTCCATCGACATTGGCAGATAGAAGGTCTCGCCCTCCAACCGGTGGGCCTCCTCCATGTCCAACGCCAACAGCGTCAGGTCGCCGTTGCGCTGCCTGTTGAGCGCCTCAGCTGACTTACGGGTCTCGCTGGCTAGCTTCTTCTCCTCAGGGCTCAGCGCGGCCCATTGGTCCTCGGGGAGCTTCTCGGGCACCTCCAGCTTGTCGTCCACGGTGAAGCCCGGGACACGGATGCCCTTCACCTGCACCTCGTCCATGACACCCAGTAGCCAGCTGTTGATCTGGAACGGCACGTCCTGCAGAGCATTGATGCCCTTCAGGGTCGGTGCCATCGTCCCGTCAGCTATAGCTGCCTTGACGGCCCTGATCTGGTCTTGGTTGTGCGTGCGCAGAAGCGACACGTTGGTGGACACACGGCTGTCGGCAGACGGCTTGATCTTCCAGCCAGTCCACGGCTCCGGTGGTTTCAGCCTCGGCAGCCAAACCGGCCTCCGCAGGATCAGGTCCTTGACCACATCCCGCATGTAGGCTTGCGCCTCCTCAGCTATAACCAGCGACCTGAACTTCTCTGGAACACCAAGGGCCTTATTCCATGTGGTGAACTCCTCCCACCTGAACACATCAGGCAGGCCCTCAGTCAGCAGGTTGGCGCACCACACCCCGGCAACGGCCTTCTCCTCAGAGGCCCATTCACTGTGCGTGAAGCCCGCCTTCTCAGCTACAGCGCGGGCCGTGGATTGCCTCCGCTTGCCTGCAGCGTGTGTCTTAGCTGCGTACTTGCCAGCCCGCTCAGCGAGCTTCTTATTGCCCCTGAACAGCCCCGCGTAGAAGCACTCTGCCTCCAGGTACTCTGCGAACATCTTGAAGGCTTTGATCTGCTTCTTCTCATTCTGGGATGCTACATGCAGCCCTGCCTGCAGACACACCAAGGCAACC